CAAAGAACTTGAAAATTTTAAAAATGGTAAGTTTTCTGTCCAAGTAGGAAACAAAAGTTATTACTACGATCAATTACAAAAAGAACACCCAGGGTTGCTTACTGAAAAAATGACCCCTCTAGAATTTATAAACAATCTTACAAAAACAAATTATAATTTAAAAACTTTTATAGGTGGTGCGCAAATAGTAGATGAAAATGGTAATAAAGTTGTAAAAGATCAATACAATTTTAACGCACATGGTATTCCTCGAAAGGAATACATAAAAAGAGCAATAAAAAGCGTAATAAAATTAGACCCTTATGGAGTGGCTAGAAATGTTGCAGGAGCAGTAGCTCCACACGAAGGCAGTGGATCTGAAATTAAAATAAATATGGGTACACCTGAGTATATTGAAAAAAGATTAAAAGAATTAGAGAATACTTAGGTAAGTCCCAACTCCTCCCGATCAAATCCTAACGCGTGATCTGATAGACAAACCAATTCATCTTTACTTAAATGTATGTACGGCTCTGAGTCCTCTGGCAGTTGCGGTTCAGCAATCGTACCAAAACGTACGTCGTAGACTTTGGTTCTGTCCCAAGTGTGTGAATACACGCTGTCCGTCATAGCAAACACCAGGACGAATGGTTGGTTGGTAGCCAAAGACAGAGCAGCTCCCATACGCAACTTGGATGCGCTCAGTAATAAAGTGTCGTACTTATTAATACCAAAGCTACGGCATTTAACTTCTAACCAGAACGAAGACTCTTTGCTCTCGCACCAATAATCTAGGCCGTAACTGACTGGTAGCTTATGACACCTTACGCCCCATAATCCTTCTATAAATCCAGCAACACGCTCTTCGCGCTTTTGATCGCTGATCGTTTCCATCTTCGGTTTCGCGTTCATCTGTAACTCCCTTGTATATGCTTTTAGTCAAACGATGCAGAGCCACGAAGGGTATGGAGATTGCCGTTACCGACAACACCAAGATCCCTATAACCACATAAACCCACACCGTCATTAACTCATACATCATTTTTTTTGTTTCTTTAATCATCGAAAAAATTAGGATCTATAGCGACTATTCGTTTCATTGGTCGCCCTGTTTGTTTTACTCTGACGTCTTTTTCTTGTATCTCTCCCGCGTTCATTAAGCGAGTGATGATTTCTTTTACTTCAAAAGACTTCATTGATCTGAACAATTCTCGTCTGTCTATATCTCGACGACTGATGCCCATTTCTCCTTGCGTCCTTATAAAGCTAAGAACTTGCTTGATACGGCTTTCCATTTCGGACCCTGCTACCTTGTCTTCACACGTAGCTACCATTATCTGATCGTAGTAATAGACGTAATCTATTGCCCACTTGGTTATATCGCCTCTTATTGTATTGGTGTATGGACTGTCAGCTAGAGCGCCTATCAAAGCCAAACGCATCGCTTTCTCTCTTGTTCTGGAGAGCAGTACTTCTAAGCCGTCCTTTTCTAATTTGTTTTGTTGATCCACCAATTCGTAAGCCAACTTATCCAAAAGCTTTCTGGAATCGTCGTCGAACTTTACTACCCGTTGTTTAAAATCTACCTCTGAGTTGTCTCTGGCTATCTGCTCCATTTCGTTATTGGTTTCCCTGACCTTACGCACCCATTCCAATATGGCATGGGACGGTTCTACGAATGGCACCATTCTGCCTACCGTTCTGGGCAGTTTGGACTCAACAACAATAAAACGATTTAGAAATCCGTCCACAATTCGCCCTGTTGATAAAGCACCGTAAAAGTTTCTAGGAACGGACATGCCAACCAAGGTTATTGCGGGTTTAATTGTTGAACGATCTAAAGCCTCTTGTTGCTGTTTTTGGGTCAGAGTCATCATAGAGTAATTGTCTGGTCTGATCGTACCGTGGCAACGTCCCCACGTCTCCATAAGGACTTGTATGGCATCCTCTTTGTTGGAGTTGGAAGACTTGGATATACTTTCCAATCTTTTACCAAATTCATCCATCACGGTTATGTGTGTTGGCTTATGTCTTAGTAAGCTGTAAACCGCACCGCTTGACGTGTAACCGTCTCCCGCCATTATCTCTGCGTGTCCCGCACCATCCAGTACGGCTTCCATAACCGTCTTAACGTTTTCTTTACCCTGTCCAGATTTGGCAATACACATAAAGAACATGGAACTAAAATTGTTCATATCCGTTTTGTACATTCTACCCAAAGATACAGAACCAATCGCTAGGGCGGTTTGCATAGACAAAGCGGGTTGTTCTATCTGCGCTATGGTTTCTGAGTATTCGTATATGTCTTTTACAATACCTGGAGGGTTGTATAAATCGGTTGGTTCACTTACGTTGTACTTACGTTGTATGAAAGCAGGAGCTTGTTGGTTCTTCCTTTCATGTGTCTTTAATATAGAGTTAACCGTCGTAGATATTTCTGATCTTGGTAAAGGCGGTTTGTTTTGTTGATTCCAAGACTGAACAAAGAAATCAACCATTTCTATACTTACGTCTTTTGCTATTAAGTTTCCTGCTAATCGAGCGGCGTTGTCGTTACGGCTACCCGCAACCACACCTTCCATTGAAAACGGTGAAGTGATGGCCTTGCCATTTAACTTCTCAGCACCCGTAATCATTACCCAATGTTCTTTGGTTAGGTTTGGTAAATCGCTTGTGTCGTGCCAATCCCAGCCGTCTATAAACTTGGGTTCGTATATGGCTCCTGTTGCGTGAATGTTGTAAGGAGCAATGATTAAACCACCGCGTCCTCTTATGTCTATCAGTTTGGCAGGATCTGAAGTTTCAGTTCTTCTGGCAACAAACGTTGTATAGTTTTCTGGGTTGTTGTAGTAATAGTGCATACCCTTGCCTGTAACTACTTTACAAGGAGTGTTGGGTAGATTCTCTTCTGCCCATATACACGCTTCTGGTGTGTCTGCGTCCACCACAATAAAGTCTCCGCAGATTAAAGCCACGACCAAATCGTCGCGGTTTTTAAACCACCGAGTTATTTCTTTCGTCGTCGGTTGTCGCTCTTTGAACTGTTGCCAGCTCCCCAATTCTTTAGGGGGTACTTTATTATGTCTTAATAATGGTACGGGACTGTAACCACTTTCTGCATAAGCAAGAGCAAGCTCCAACGCAGAATCTTGCGCAGTTGCTTTGACGTTTAACACTAATCAACCGTCTTTTTGGCTTTAGCGGGTTGGTCAATGGGTCCAAAGATTGATTCAAAGTCCAACTTACCTTTGGTGGCTCTGATTATCTTTTTAGCTTGTTCTATAGAAGGCTGTCTAAGGCCGTATCTCCAAGCTTTTGTTGAGGCAGAGGAGCAATCAAAAAGCTCTGCTGCTGGGTCTATTCCTATAAATTCTATATACTGTTTTAATGTTATTCGTTCCACATCACGCTCCTTAAATTCTGGCTCAAGTCCTTCTGAATACAAATTCATAAGGTCCTTCTCACCAAGTTGTTGTTGACGGTAAAGGTAATTAATCTTCCATTGGTTCTTGTTTTTTTCTTTGTTCATTGTTACTATATGTTTAATGTTGTTTTCAACACATAGTAAACGAAAACAATTTTGTTATCAACTGGAGAAAGTAAATGAACGATAAAATATTAAATCGTATCAAAAGTCCCAACGAGTTAGTAGAGCAGCAAGGCGCCAAGCTGTTGGTCTACGGCGAGAGTGGGGTCGGAAAAACTACCCTCTGTCAGACAGCACCAGGTAAGACCTTGGTTGTCAGTATGGAAAGTGGTTTGTTGTCTATTAAAGATGCTGAAAACTTGGATGCAATCGAAGTAAAAGAAGCGTCAGAGATAGAAGAGATTGCTCAACTCTTAGAGAATGGAACCTTAGACTACGATACCGTCTGCTTAGACAGTATCACTGAAATGTCTGAGATTTTGTTGTCTCAAGAGAAAGCAAAAAGTAAAGATCCTAGACGTGCGTACGGCGAGGTCATCGAAGTGATGATTAAGACGATGCGTAGATTTAGAGATCTGCCATTGCACGTGGTATTCATCGCCAAACAAAGTAGGGAACGCGATGAGTCTTCTGGCATGTTTCATTATCAACCGATGATGGTTGGGGCCAAGTTGCCCACTCAAATCCCATACTTCTTTGATGAAGTTATAGTGATGAGATCATTTGAAGATGAGAATGAAGAAGGTAAAAAAGTAACCGCTCGTTGGTTACAAACGAGACTTGGGCAAGGATATACTGCCAAAGATCGTTCTGGTAAATTGGAAGAGTTTGAAAGTCCAAACTTGACTGATGTAATTAATAAACTTGGATTTGCAGGAGGTGCAGAATGAATGACTTTGAAGGATTTGATTTTAATGTAGATGATGCGGGTAGCGATAATACAGCTATCCCAAAAGGCGACTACCCTTGTGTGGTAACAACGTGTGAGAAAAAGAAATCTCAAGCGGGTAACGACATGATATGGTTGGAGCTAGAAGTGACTGGCGATAAATACGCGGGTTGGAAGCTGACTAAACCGTTTATGCTTTGGGCGGAAAACCAAGAGCATCTAGGTTACGCAAAAGCGGATTGGGCCAGATTGTGCAAAGCGACAGGCTTTGGTAACGACAATCCACCTAAAAGCGCACACGATCTACACGGTAAAGCGTTTATTGTTTCGGTAGCAATAGAAGAAGCGAAAGCTGATTCTGACTACGGTGACAGCAATAAGATCGTTGGTTATAAGTCACTAGACAGAAAATTGGCTCCGAAAGCTGCTGATCTTCCACCTAGTATGGGTGAATCTCCCCAAAGTGAAACGTCTGCTACCCCAGGCAAACCTACACTTTAAAACCGTCGGCTACGCTAGGAGTCGCTAAGAGCAAACGCTCAACCTAGCATTTTTATTTAGAGTACAGCTTCCAATTGGTCGCTAAGACCGACAAGAAATCATCCATAGACAATACGGCTACCTTAGAGTGGTCCTTTTGCCAATCCAAATTAATAGCCGATAGAGGAACGCAAACTCGAATGGGTCTGCGGTTAAATTTGTAAATCAACGCGGGTATTTTGCCGTTACTAGCCTTGCAGACTTGTTCCCACCAGGCAGGACGCAAAAGATCGCCTTCTTTATAGAACTTACATTCTATTGCAAAGTACGGCATCTCCAAATCGCACTGATCCTTCTGTTGGTATTGATCCAGATTGCGTTTGGTCTGGTAGTCAATACCCTCTTCAATAAAGAATTCGTTAAGGATCTTAGCTATATCACGCTCAAACTGAGCGCCTTTGTTTCTTGAATTAATCTTGGCCATCTTCTAATCTGTTTATTTCTTCTGTAACTTTAGTTGTCCATTCGTTTACCAAAGCAAAGTTGCGTGAATTAAGACGTTTTCTTTTTTTGTCAACAAACTCTCTAATTGCTCTGTCATTTATTCCATTGCCTATATATTTAGCAATTGATACAGCACTAAATCCATATTCTTTTAAAAGTTTTTCTAAATCTTGTCTAAGCGTGATACACCTGATTTCTTCTATATTATTAAGATTCATGTTTCCTTTAAGATATAAATTCCACTTTTAATTAGTTTTGTTTTTCTTTTATTAAGCTCCATACCTAGCCTGTTCTTTTCTAGCTGAAACTTTTTTAGTTCTCCATTGTTCAAAGCCTATTTCTAATGCCTTCAACTCTACCTTCAATGCTGATAACCCACCTTTGGCAACTCCAACTCTTAACCTTGCTTCATACAATGATTCTTGTGAATCTGCGTAAGTTTCCTGTGCTGAAGTAGTTTTGATTCCTTCTGCTAATGCTCGTAGTTTTAAAGTAGCTTGTAACTTTTTAACTTGTGCTTCGCATTTGACAACTTGTATTTCTGTTTTCTCTATCAAAGGTGCTAGACCTCTAATCTTGTGCATCCAATTTTCTTCTTGTTCCATAATTTCCTCCGAATTTTCTGTGACTGGTAAATATTTTTTTTCGTGCTGGGAAAATTTTTAATTATCTATCTTTTATAAGATTAGCTATTTTTTCCTTAACTGATTCTTTTCCATATATCTCATTGAATACTCTTTTGCCAACAATAATTGAATAAGGTTCTTGTTTGTTATCCAACCTTTCTTTGGAATTCATTCCGTACCATCTGTTAAAATTATTCTCGTAAGTATCTTCTCTGTTGTATTTAAAAGTATCACTCATTTTGACCTCTCTATTAGTCTTTTTATCTTTTCGCTCAACTCATATAAAACCATTTGATAAGACCCAACAGGTACATCTGTTTTATGTTCTTCAGCACCTTCTACAGTTTCAATACATGATTCCAATCTTTCAAAGATAGCATCTAAGTCAGCTATTAAGTGTTCGTGCCTACAGTCTGGACACCCATAACCTTTTAAATGTTCTTCTGGAGTAGTTGTAAACCCTCCATGTTGAGGACACCCAATCGTGATGTCCTCATCCATGACAATGTACTTATTCTCCTTAGAAGGGTAAGTCATCATCGCTCAAATCTGGTGTAACTTCTTCAACAACAGGCGGTGTAGGTTCAGCCTTTCTTTGTTGTTGAGGTATGTCTAAACGAGCGTACTTGTACTCGTTACCATTTTTAGAAACCCTATCCCAAAGGGCAACTCGCATTTCTGCTTCCTCCCCACCTTTAATCTTCTCTACTAAAGCTTTAAGCAAGTTCTTATCCAAAATTACCTTTCCTGTCCAATCAGGCTGTTTCTCGTTTTCCTTATAATTATTCGTGTAGATCATTCCATCACTTTGCATTCTCTCTTCCATGTCACACCTCCTTAGATGTATTTGTGCCTTCTCTTAATTGAGCTAGACGTTCTTTTAATAAATTATCAAGAATTAGTTTTTGTTCTGGGAACTTATCTTTCAGAACTGCTATTTGCTTTTTGTTATCCTCTTGCAAATAAAACTTCTTGACCTCTTCTTCTGTTTCTAAAGCTTTCATAATACCTACAAAGCCTTCAACAAAAACCTCAGACCAATCAGAATTTTTCTCCTGTTCTTTTTCAACAGGTGCTTCTTCTTTAACAGGCTCTGCTTTCTTTACAGGTTCAGCTTTCTTTCCTACAGCTTCCTCTTCTTTAGCTTCTGTACCCTGTGGAACGTCTTCGCCACTATAGATATAGTGACCCAATCCCCACATACCAAGACACTTAGTTAAGCACCTCATTTTTGAAGTATTAACTTGAAAAGAATTTGGATTGATTACAGGTTTGTTTGAGTGGTTCATAACAGGAAGCCACATTTCTCTTTCCAATTCTCCTATAGAAACTTTACATCTAACCTCGCAAGTTCCGTCTGGCATAATTACTAAAGGAACGTGGTTATCATCTTCGTAGAAACTATAGACAGCTTCTGGATAATGCTCCATTAATACACCCCACGCCCACGCCCAAGAAAGATAAGTTAAGTCCATCTTCTTCTCTGTATGATCAGATACATCTACCTTAGATAAAGTTTCCCATATGCCTTTATAAGACAATTTTTTGTCAGCCATTACGCTACCTCCGTTTTATTAAATAATGATTCATATTGTTTTGCGAATTCTGAAGACAGGTCATGATTAGGTAAATGCTTTACTACAGCATCAACATCCTTTTTATCTATCTTTGTACGCTCTGTTAAACTTATGTGCCTGTATTCTCCGTCTGTATAAGTGTTTTGACTTTCATCCCACTCACACCCACCAAAATTCCACGTTAAGATTGTTTGTTCCACCAAATCAAAAGCATCATCTTTTGATTCTAAAACCTTGTCTAAGATTGGTGCGGTTATACAAAATCTATCTGTGTATTCGTGATCTCCGTCACGACACCATGCTTCCACATAGTAGGTTAGTTTTTCAATACTCATGTTTTCTCCTGTTTATATTGATTACAAAATTCAGCCACCTGACAGTAGTTACAACGTATAGCTTCTCCTTTCAGAAATTCTATACTTAACTTTTTCTCGTCAGCATGACCAGTTACAAACTCATTGGCTAATTCTTGTGTCTCCAAAACACGCAAAGCAGACTTTCTGCCTTTCTTCATTACCCTATGAGAATCCTTTCTTCTCCAGACCTGTTCGTCTGTACATCTAGGAAGTTGTTCGCTAAACAAAAACTCAGCTTCAGCTTCTTGATGTATTGATACTCTTTCTTTGATAAATTCTTCTTGTTTCTCGTCACTCCATTTTGGTATGGATATAACTGAACATGGTGCATTTGGATAGTCAGCACCACTTCTCATCTTTTGGTTTTTGCTCCAGTCACGATTGATTGTAATAATATTTAACTGGTCAATAATCCTTTCTGGATAATTTTTTCTATTAAGCCAATCGTAGCAATTGAGTTGTTGTTCCCAATCTATCTTGCCCTCTTTCATTGCAGATATAACCGACCATACAGAAGTAACTTTGTAGTCCTTTAAGATGCCACTATCAACCGATATTGAGTCAGTTTGACCTGATATAGTCCACCCATTTACATTAGCGTACATTCGTTCTTCTGTAATTGTTTCTGGGTTATCTTCGTTGGCTCTCTCTAATATGGTATGAACGGATTGACCTAACAGCTTCCATATCTCGTCTGATACATCCACGCTTATATCGTCAACGTGCTTCTCTTCAAGCAGTCTCATTTGTGGCGGTCTTAATAGACCTGTTACGGATATGGTAGATGCCCCTTTTGAATAGCTGTCGTTGTGAACAGCACGAATGATCTCTTCTGGTATGTTGTGGACGTTAGTGTATTTCAATTACTATCCTCTTTCTGCGTTTGATAATGACTACTGTGCTTCCTACTTCTGCCTGAGACTTAATACCCTTTATAGATATCCTCCTATCTCCACGAGCATTGTTGGTTCTGTATAGGTTAAGAACACTCTCTGTTCCATCACTAAATTTAGCTTCTAGCTTTACCTTGTCTCCAGATTCCATTTCAGCAAAATCTACATCAAATAGTTTTACAAATTCTCTTACGCTAGCATTAGCGTCTATGATTGCTTTATCAAGCATAGTCTTAGTAAGTTTAATCTTAGCTTCCATTAGACCCTCCAGATTCCTACTCCGTCTTCCATTTGACGTACTGTGAATTTAGTTTGTGGATTGTTGTGCCTATGCCTAAGTACAAAGTTTCTTATTATCTTTACCTCTTGAGGTATCTTAGTCTTAGGTAACTCAATCAGGATATGATCGCCTACCTTCATTGTCTCTAAAGGGATGTCATACTTTCTTGGTTTGCCCCTTCCTATAGGCAAGGGTATGCCTTCTTTAATTTTGAATTCCATAAATGCTCCGTTTGATTATAATTGCTCCAACTAATTATGATGTCTATATGAAGTTTACTTGAGGTCTTGCTAATGTGCAAGTAATGATTTATGATTTAGGAATGGAGAGAAAGTTAGCAAAAATAGATTCTTTAATAGTCAAACAAGCCATTAGAGATGTTGCTAGTAAAGACGTTAAATTATCTAGTGAAGCACTCTCTTATTTTATCTCAGAAGACTTTTCAAATCTATGCCACCGAAATAATGTTGACGTAGATAAGATGCTTTTTAGTATAAAAGAATTGAACAATTACCCTCTACTATCTCGCAAGAGGATGTCTAATGACATAGCGAAAGTCATTGATAATCAGTTTGTGAAGAGGGTAAGTAGTAAGTAGATACTTACTAAGTTTTTAAGAATAATAAGTATTAACTTAATAAGTTAGTATACACATAATGGAGGAAAACTCATGCGAGTGCAAGAGCAACAGGAAAAGACAGACATAAAAAATCATATTCAGTCCAATCCTAAAACGAATAACTACGGACAAGGACAATATAAAATTACTTGCCCTAGTTGTCAGAAAGACAGAACTAAGAACCGAACCGATACCCCATTTTCAGTAAACATTAATTCAGAAACTATCGTCTATAATTGTCATCATTGTGGAATAAATGGAGCGATATCAAGAACACAAGGAGCAACAAGGATGAAAGTAGTCAAAGCAGAACCAAAGCCAATTAAGAAAATAGAATTACCCAAGACAAACAAGAAAGGGAAGTCAGCAGATTGGTTATTGGCACGAGGAATTAGTGTAGAAACAGCAGAGAATTCAGGTTGTATTCTCACGGAAAAAAATAATTTACCAGTCCTAGGATTTACTTTTGCTGAATCAGACAAAACTGTAGCGGTTAAGTGGAGAACTTGTAATGGAAAGAAAGATTTCTGGTGGGATAACAACGCAACAAAACTTTGGGGAAAGCAAGTACACAACGACAGCGTACCCACAGTTGAATCAACGATAGTAATTACAGAAGGCGAGTTGGATATGCTTGCCATAAAAGAAGCCTTCAAAGACCACAGCAACATAGACGTATACAGCGTACCGAATGGAGCACCGAACAAAATTACAGATCACAAGGTTGACCCTTCTGAGGATGGAAGATTCAAGTACGTCTGGGAGGACAGAAAAAAGTTTGAAGGAATAGACAGGATAATTTTAGCTGTAGACAATGATGAAAACGGAGAGATTCTAGCTTCAGAGTTATCTCGTAGGTTAGATAAAGCCAGATGTTATGTTGTAAATTACAAAGGGTTAAAAGATGCCAATGAATTATTGGTTGAGACAGATGCAGAGACAGTAAGAAAACAAATCCTTAATGCAGAGCCAGTTCCTTTACATGGTCTTAATAACATAGACTTCTATTCAGATGAATTCCAAATGCTTTATGATCAAGGACAGCCAAAAGGAGTAAGCACAGGGTTTGATTCAATAGACAAACTATTCAATCTACAGACAGGTTATCTTGCAGTTGTAACAGGTTATCCGTCAGACGGAAAATCTGCTTTTATAGACCAAATACTAGTCAACGTAGCAAAGAACTATGGTTGGAAAACTAACATATGTTCGTTTGAAAAGCCTGTTAGTTATCATGCAATTCAATTGGCACAATGCTTCATCGGACGACCATTTTTTGAAGGTCAGAATAAAAGAATGACACAGGAAGAGAAGGATTTCTCACAGCACTTCATCAATGAACACTTTCTATTCCAAGACTACCAAGATGGAGGACAGCCAACGATAGAAAATATCTTAGAAAAATCTGCTCAAGCAGTAATGAGATACGG